ATTAAATGCACCTTCAAGACCCTTGGCCATGGTCTCTGCGGCCTGCTCGACAAGGATCTTCTTGTCATTCTTTGCCTGTGCAATGGTCACCGTACCCTTGGTGACTGCACTGTTGATCTGGCCTTCGATGGTTGCCAGGAGCCCACTGCTAACCAACGCAGCAGTGAGCATCTCAGCCTTTTCCTTTTCCAGATCACTCATCGGTTGTCACCGCTACCCGTCAAGACGTTACGAGCCTTACGGCTCTCGAGCTTGGCCAAGTTAATGTCAGCAATCTCGCTGAGGTTATAGCCAAGGCTGTCGGCCAATGCTGCGACGTACCACAGGACGTCACCCAGTTCCTTGGCAAGGTCCTCGATGATGATGTGGTTCTCGAAGTTGCCGTGTAGGTCACGGATTACCTTGCCTACCTTCTCAGCGACTTCACCAGCTTCACCGGCTAGCTTCAAGGCCGGGTAGATAATGTCGTAGTTGTTGTTGGTAGGAAAAATCGAAGTGGCAAGAGCGTACTCTTGATATTCATCTAGTTCCATTTTCAACCTGCCTTTTAATCCGGTTAGCAAAATAAATGATCTTGTTAATGTCGTAGAGAACCTCAGTACCCTGTTTCTCTCCGAGGCGGTAGCAAGCCTTGAAGATGTTGGCCAGGTTGTAAGACATGTTCTTAAATTCAATCAGGTCACCAATATCTTTGGCTCCCGGTGGGAGGTCGTAATACGACGTCGACCCCCCATCGCTTCGAATCTGATCAGTCACACGTTTTCTTTCCCGTTTCAGGGTCGATGTAACAGGCTGCTCCTTCTCCTTCTTGGGGAGCGGCGACCAATATTCCCAACCGCTTACCTGCAGCTCGGAAGGTTGTGATTCCTTTGCAGCCCATGAACCAAGCTTTGCGGTATACGTCCTTAAACTCGTCGAATGTGACATGATCCCCCACGTTACAGGTTTTAGAAACGGCACTGTCCATCCACTTGGTAGCGACCTGGAGGACAGCAAGATGTTCATCAAGAGTGCATTGATCGGCTGTCTTGCCACAGACTCCGAGCACACGGACACCGTAGTCATCGACACGTTCTACCTTGGGGCCTTCGACCGTCTGAATGGTCCGATCAAAGCCGTAGGAAAACACCGGCTCAATGCCGCTAGAGATGTTGTCGGCCACAAGGGAGATCGTCCCTGTGGGAGCAATGGACGTCAGGTGGCTGTTGCGTAGGCCGTAGACGCTGATCGCTGTGTAGACGTCAGGATCGAGCTGACGGACAAACTCACCCTGCAGGTACTGGTCCTTGTCAAACAGGGGGAATGAACCCTTCTCTTTGGCCAGGAGAGCACTGGTGTAGTAGCAGGCGTTGGTCAGGACACGGAGGATGTTGTCCAGCATGTCCAAAAAGCCCTTGGAACCGTATGGATAGCCCATGGCTTCGATAGCGTTGGCTACACCAGTGACGCCAAGGCCCATACGGCGCTTGCTGATGGCTTCCTCGTATTGCTCCGTCTGTGGGTACAGGGCACGATCAACAATGTTGTCCATGGCCCGTACAACCACGGGGATGTCGGTCATGAACTTGGTCCAGGCAAAGTCGTAGCCATCGTCAGTAGCTACCAGGTACTTGACCAGGTTGAACGACCCAAGGAGACAGGCGCCGTTAGGGGGCAACGGTTGCTCTGCGCAGGGGTTTGTTGCCGAAATGTTCTCACAGTAGTAAAGGTTGTTCATCTTGTTGATACGGTCAATGAACAGCACACCAGGCTCTGCCCAGTCCCACGTAGAACGCATGATCTCGTTCCATAGAGCCTTGGCATCAATGGTCCGATACTTCTTGCCTTCGAACACCAGGTCAAACCCTGTGCCCTTATCAACAGCTTCCATGAAGGCGTCAGTGACACCAATGGAAATGTTGAAGTTGGTCAAGTTCATCGTGTTTTGTTTGGCCCGTACAAACTCTTCAATATCTGGGTGATCGACACGGAGCACACCCATCTGGGCTCCACGTCGGTGGCCTGCACTAGCCACAGTACCACATACAGCATCAAAAATACGCATGAAGCTAATAGGACCACTGGCAACAGAGCCGTTAGCAATAGAGTCACCGCGAGGACGAATGGTACTGAAATCATAACCAATACCACCGCCAAGACGCATCGTCTCAGCAGCATACTTTGCAACATCCATAATGCCTTTCATTGAGTCAGGAATAGTAGGGGCGACAAAGCAGTTGTACGGCGTAGCAAGGCGAGCTGCACCAATAGCTGCCTGCACACGTCCAGCCGGCAGGAATGCCTGGTTCAGGAGAATGTCACGAAAGTTATGGTAGTGATCGTCGTTGTCCTTGAGGGCATCGGCAATCCGAGTACACTTTTGCTTGAAGGTCTCACCAGGTTGGCGATACTTCATTTCGTCAATTTCATTGGAGATGGAAAGAGAGGGACCTTGAGTCAAAATATATTCCTTCAAAATTAGCTACGCTTAGGCTGACGGCTACGGTTGGTCTTCTTGCTGACGACCTTGGTCGGGACTTTGTCCAGCGATCCGGTACGGTGTGAGCCAAGGTGATCGACTTCCTTGCCATCACCCTTTTTGACCAGGCCCTTCTTCTCTGCCTGGCGACGTGCCTTGTTCCTGGCTACTCGTCGCTTGACCTGTTCTGGGGAGTTTTCGTAGGCAGTCTCTTTCTTGTAATCTCGTTTGGGATTCTGAGGCATCAAATAAGCTCCAAGGGCGGGAAGGTTAAACCGTATTCATTGTACAAATAGACAAGAATATCTTCGACACTGAGGTCGTTGTGTTCTAGAATTTCTTCAAGGGAATAGATTTCAAGAAGCTTCTCGATACGTTCCCGAAGTTTGAGTTCATCTCGTTCCATTACGCATACTCACGCTTCATACGGTCGAGGCTTATGAACTCAGGGTCGTACGTCCCTTGGTGGACGTTCCGCTTGACGACGACACCACGCCACCAGAGTCGGTTGACTTCTCCAGCCCAGTCGGCGTCGTAGTCTTGGAAGACTCCCGCCAGACAACCAATAATCTTTTTGCCAGACGTATCAGTTCGATAACACAGATCAGCAAGATGAGAATGCCCGGCAGTACAAGAAGTAAATTGCTTGGAGACCAGGGAGTAAGCAGGATGTTCACCGCCAACTGGACGTCCCATAAGCCCACTAACATGGTAATGAGCGTAATGTACCCCATCGACCTCCACCACTCCTGGACTACCGCCGTTATACGGGACCACAACGTCATAGAAATTCTCCAACTCTAAGTCTTTCATACCGATGGCTCCTTCGAGCTCAGGCTGAAGATTGATTGCTTTGTTGATGCGCTCTTCGTGATTGCCTATGCAAAAGTAGCGTTTAGGCAGACGCTTCTTGGTGGACTTGACGGTGTCCCACAGTTTGTATTGCCAATCCAAATGAGCATCGACGTCAGCTCTGTAGGTACGACCTTGGAACGTCTTCTTGTTCTTGTCGTAGCCCGACAGGCTAGGCATATCAGCAGAGTCACCAATGTGGATGACGACGTCAGGCTTGATGTCGTTGATTAGCTTGCCGAGCCAGATGGCGCGTTTGTTGTGGAATTGGTAGTGAGCATGTGAGTCTGGAATAACTAAGTGTGTCGTCATGTCATTGAAGCCAATCTTCCGGAATATTCTTGAAGGCAAACGGGAAGCCGTTCTTCAATGCCCAATCCGAATATCTGGATTTAGAGTTCTTGTTTAATTTGTTGTCGTTCTGAAATAGAAGACGAATGTCTGCCTCAGGGTGTGCCTTCTTCACGGCGATCATCTTGGTTCGATCTTCGCTTCGAAGCCACCCTTTGGCCTCTATGTACATCACCCGGTCATCCGGGAACTCAATGGTAAAGTCTGGAACGTATTTCTTCTCGATGTAGTACGGTAGCTTATCTGACTCGTAAGTAACTCTTAGCCTTCGTCGTCCTTTGAGTGTCTGCAGATCTTTGTAGACGTTACGTTCTAGTGAACTTTTCATCACTACGTTTTTACCCAACTTCTTGCACCTTCGGTTCGTTGGCTACGACGGTGAGAAAGCGGGGGCCAGTGGAGTACAGGAACGTACGTAACTCAGGCCAGCACTTGGACTTGAATGGACAGTAGCTGCAGGCAACACCAAGCTTGCGGTTGCCACTCTTGCCATCCTCTTCGTCAAAGAACGCTCGCGGGGGCGGCTCCTTTGACTCGACGATGGCTCGCTTCTTATCGACCAGTGCGCTGTAGTCTTTGCCGGTGTTGGGCTGAATATCTACAGTGATGTGACCAAGGGTCTTGTCTACAGCAACAAAGGCGGCTGTGTTCTTGTTGGTGACGACTGGATCGTCCTGGCTGGCGTACAGGTACGCACCAAGTTGATCCAGGTAGCCGAAGCTGTCACCCTCAGTGGTCAGATGGTCTTTGAACTTTTTGAACGAGAACGTGCTGGCGCTTTTGACGTCGACGAGCGTACCGTCGATGACCGCGTCGCGGTGGCCTTTGACGCCGTTGATCTCGAGGGTGTCTTGCGCACCTTCGACACTGTGGCCGGCTTCTGCTGCGAGAAAGAGGACGAGCTCTTCGAGGATGTCGCCGTAGAGGAATTTAAACCGAGCTTCTGGAGGAAGAGGTTCAGCAGATTCTGGATCATTGATTGAGTACCATAGTTTGCGGTCACACGGGGTGCCGAGGTTGGACATACGGAGAGCAGGGGCACCCTTCTCGTCCGAGATGCGGTTCTTGATGTGCGTTGCCAGGCGATGGGCGAACTGTTCGACGTTACCCTCGTCAAAGTCGTGGGGTTCAGTGAACAGGGCATAGATGTCCTGGACGAGGGTTTTAATCGTCTTTGTCAAAATAAAATTCCTATATGAAATGTGCCGGTCTCTCCCGGCTTGTCACGAGGTGCGCCCCGTCACGGCCCAGGCGCTACCTGGGTATCCTCGGAATAGGGTGGGCAGTTTACGTAGCACATGCCCAGGTGCAGGTGAGGCGCTACCTCACACAGAAGCGTCAGAAGGGCGGTAGGCCAGCAGCCTTGGCAGTAGCCTTGCCAGCTACTACAGCTTCGACCGGAGCGGTCTCCTGCTGCTTGACATACTCAACCCACTTATTGATACGCACGGCTTCGAGACGATGGCCTGGACCCTTGATGGTGTCATAGACCAAGACCTTGATAGTCACGTCACTGCCATTGCCAATGTTCTTGTCGAACGGCTGGTCACTGGCATCGACGACACGAGGCGGATTGAACTTCACGAGCTCGTTCTTGATGAGCTTTGCCATGGGGCGACGGAAGGTAACAAACTGTCCGTCCTCGTCCTTCTTGACGGCCATGGACATGCCACTGCCCTGGTAGGTCTCCAGGGAGTCCTTGTCCATGTAGAGCTGGATGGTCCAGTTCTGGTACTTCTCGTCAGGCTTGTAGACCTTAGCCCACTTAGCCTTGCCAGAAAGATAAACTTCACGAGTTGCCATATAAGGTAGTCCTTTTCTTATTATTGAAGTATAGATAGAAGTGTAATAGATGGCAGTGTTAATGCTTGTGGCTTGAAAGCGCTGTAACACCCTCAGGTAGATTATCCATATCTACAGGTGCGTCATTCTCGAGGGGTACTTCAGTGACGCTCACAACGACAAGATCATCAACCTTGTTACCGAGCTGATGAATAACCTTGCGTCGTGCATCTTCAGCGTCGACAGCAGCTACGGTCGCTGGCACGGTATTGTGCTCAGTGTAGGTGATGACGACGTTGTAGAACTTCAGTGGACCGGTGCTCTTGTTAACTGGCATTTGCGGTCTGTGCCTTTCGTAAAGAGTTAATGGGTGTCGAGCCACGTGGACCCGACCTTGGAATTTCCAGCAAGAGGACACCGTAGTTGGAACATCTCACCGGCCTCAACTATTGACTGTATCATTATTGTACCAACTCTATCTGCAGTTGTCAAGTCCTTTACCTCAACTTGCCATTCGTCATGTACGAAATTTACTTGTCTGAACCATATCCCTTCGTCACGTAACTTTTTGTTCCACAGTAAGTTGGCTTGCTTCATGATCACGGCCTCTCCGTTTTGGAGATAGCCGGCGAGCATCAGGTGTTCACTGTCGCAGACAACTTTGCGCCCATCGACCCCGAGAAAGTAACCTCTCGACGCGTCGGCTGGTATTTGGATTCGACGGAGTTGCTCGAGTCCTGGGTAGTAGGAGAGGAAGGAGTCAACGGCGTCTCTAGCGTCGGTAACGGAGCAGTCAAGGATGCTGGCAATCTTATTAGTCCCTGCTCCAAGGAGCCAGGCGTAGATAAACGTCTTCGCAATATCTCGAGTCTTACAAGTGCTTCCAAGAGCCCTTTGGTTGAGGGTGTGAGCGTCCGTGCCGTCATCCTTTCGACCAGCGACAAGAGCAGACGTAAATCGTTTGTCGTCCATGTAGTGAGCAAGGATTCGAAGCTGGATTGCGTCGGCATCAACGCCAACAAGTACGTGACCCTGCCCACTGCGCCAGAGTTTTCTGAAGTCATCGCCATATGCAGATCCCTGGCTAGGGATATTAGCCATGTTGGGTCCAGCGTGTGACATGCGACCAGTCCACGCTCCAATGTGTCTGAACTTGCCGTGGATTCGCTTGGTTGTTGGGTTGTAGGCATTAAACCATTCCTCAAGGGTTGAACGTCGTGAGTCGAGTAGTAGCCACGTTACAAGCTTCCTGGCGGCTTCCGGAGCAGTAGCAGGAAGGGTAGCAAGATTGGTCTCGTCGATGGACCAGCCGTAGGTTTTGAAGTGCGCGAGCTTCTCTTCATCCTTCTCTCTTTCTGCAGCTTTATGTCCCTTGGTCTTTTCGGTAGGACGCCATCCAGCAGCATTGAGGCGTTCAACGCACTGTTTGGGAGATCCGGGGTTGAAGGGGACAAACTCGATGAGGGAAAAGGGAGCTCCAGCTGAGTAGGGTGAGAGGTCATTAGTCCACCGAAAGTCTTTCTGATGCAGGGTCCCGTGCTTGGTAAGCACAGGGGTGATTTCTCGTACAAGCTTGGTACGGGGAGGGAAGGCAGTCTGCAGCTCGTCACGAAGCTCGGTCAGCTTGGTGCTGATCTCCGCGTGAAGCTGCTGGGCTGTGTCATAGTCAAAGCCAAAGCCGTTGTCGTGAAGATCGTTACAGAGCCACGCCATGTCATGCTCGAGGCGTAGAGCATGGCGCCAGTCGTCAGACTCAATGTAGGGCTTGAACAGTGTGAAGAGCTTGTAGGTGACCTCTACGTCGTTCTTGCAGTAGGTCACCATGTCGTCGGAGAATTTGTCGAACTCCTTGAAGTTGGTCTTAGGGAACTTAAGTCGTGTACCCCAGGCGTCAAGAGAATGACCACCGGGGATGTTGTAGTGAAGCAAGTGTGAAACAACCAACGTGTCGATCACACGGCTACGGTCGAAGCTGAACCCAGGGACAAGCTTGTGGAGTACTGGTAGATCATACCCAATGATGTTGTGACCGATGAGACAGCTACAGCGCTCAATGTATGATAGGAAGCGATCTACCTCAGGCTTACTACCAGTCTCCGGAAGGAACACCGTAGCCTCTCCGGACTCCACGTCCTTGCATACGATGCACCACAGCTTGTCTGGATCTTCGAGGCCGTTGGTTTCAATATCAATGATTACAAACATTATGTCCGATAAAATGCGAGTTTTGCTTTGTATTCCATGACAACGTCCAGAGCGTTCTGGATCTGACGATCACGCTCACGCACGGTGTCTTCGAGTTTAGCTATCTGCTTGCGAAGCTCGATGATGTGGTCAATGGTCACGGGGTCAGCGTGACGTTCAGCACTCATGAGTTTCTTTGATTGATACCCAGTCATTACATCCCCCAGTCTCCAACGCGCAGCGTTGGCTTCAGTTAGTCTTTTTCCTTCAGCGTGGCGCGGGCAATTTCCTTGGCATAAACTAACAGGCTGTAGGTTGAACAACAGTCTCCGCTTCCTTGAATGCCACAGATTTTTTGTAACGTTTCCCGCAACCGTTCGATTTCAGCGGCGGCTTCATGTCCGTCAGGATTCCGATACCATCTGGTGCGGTCGCCGGGTAAATCAGGCTCAACTTTCCGCAGTCGTTCAAGAAGGTCTGTCATTTCTGCCTCAGGAGTTTCTTGGCAAATGAGTTGAGCATCTTGTTGTGCT